GGAGCTTTAAGTCTTTCTTTACGAGCAGGTGTACCTCTTGTAAAAGCACCAGATTTAGCAGCCCTGCTAGTATCATCTCTATTTATCTTATCTAATCTTTTTAGTTCTGTTTTTTCTGCTGATGTTGCTGTACCTTCTCTTACTTTTTTCTCAAGTGCTACTATTTTGTTAGCTCTGTTCTTTTGAGCCTTTGTAGTATTATCTTTTATACTTGGACTTGAACTTGTACCCCGTACAATTTTATTATCTCCTGATGTAAATACTGCATCTGGATTTTTATTTTTAGAAGTAATAGCTTGACCTTCATTACCTGTGACACGTTGTCTAGGATTTGCCTTTCTTTCTTTTTTTATAGCATCAATCTGTGCACCTTGTTGTCTTCGTTTTTTTGCAGCAGGTTTATTTTTTATTTTTTTCTTGAGTGCAGCCTGTTTCTTTTTATCAACACCACGCTTTGCATCTTTAGCTTTTCGTTGAGCTTCTAGTTGAAGACCTTTTAATGCTTTTGTATTTCCCATTGTTGCCTTTTGTCGCATTTCTCTTGCAACTGTAGCTGGAGATTTTTTTCTAGTTGGTGTTGAAGTAGCTTTCTTTCTAACTTTAGAAGGTTTAAAAAGTTTTGATATTCCTTTAGCGATAGCACTCATAATTATGGACTCCCCGGTGTAATTGTATCAGGACCACCAGCAGGTGAGGCAGCAATTGCCATGTCATCCTGACGTGTCCTTCTAGCTTGGTTTCTTAGTGTAATAACTGCTGCTTCATATTGAGTTTGCCATGCAGGAACTGTAGTCCAGTCCTTCATGTACATAGTAACTTCCATCATTGCAGCATAGAACAAAGCGTCAAAACAATAGTTAGTAAAATAATTTGCTGTAGTAACACTTGTGCCTGTAGCAGAAGCCAAGGCCAATGGTTGTGAAGCTGTTTGTACTTCTCCTGTTAAAGCAGATACAGGAGTTGGTACTATAAATATAGAACTGTTATTCTTACGTGCATAATAACGTGGCTCACCTGTAGAAGCACTCACAGGCCAGTAGTCATTACAGTATTCAATTGTCCTCTGAAGTAAATTAACTTTACTTCCAGCACTTGTTGTGAAATTTACATTACGAACTATTCGTACTCTATCTCCAAGAGATACAACTGCATTACTAGCTGTAAATGAGAAAGAAGTATACTCATCCAAACCTGCATCATCAATATCTTTTGTTAGACGTAGCTCTGCTCTGCTAATGAAATTAGGTATCTCATTAGTAAATTCAGTACCATCATTCTCAGAGGTATTAATTAAGGCTGTTTTTAAATCAGAGTATGTAGACATTGTTAGCCTACATATAATGTAATAGTTGGGGCCATAGCAGCGGCACCTGAAGTTGCAACGCTTACAATTCCAAATACGCCTACACCCATATCTCCTATGTAAGTATCTTGTGAATCAAGTGCAGCAACACGGTATCTAATAGCTGTACCTACCGCTGTCTTATTCGTAATCTGTTTAGTACCTTTAATAATAATATCTCCAACAATTGTGGAGTATACGTGCATAGCCATAACACGGGTATGTGAGGGCGTAGGATTGCTTCCTGTGCCTTCATCTCCAAGTGTTAGGCCGCTATCTACATAGCGAAACCCTGTGATAAGAGCACCGTCTGTACTTACATTCTGTGCTACTTTAATATTTGTTGTCATAATAACTCCCTTATAAGTATGAGAGAGGTAGCTTTACACTACCCCTCTCAACTATCTTATTAGCCAGCAGAACCGTACCAGCTACGCCAATCAGAGACACCGAAGCTGTAACGCTCACGGGCTTTGAATCGCAGATTGCCGGTATCAAAATCAGGCTCCATTTTAGTCTGAAGCGGAGAACGGACGAACATCTTCGTTCCATTCGGCACATCAGTCTTAACAAACCACGCATCAGTATCAGTGAAGCGACGGTTAATGTAGTAGCCTTCAGGGACCATACCCATGTTACGAATAGCGTTGATAGCATTCGTATTGGGGTTGGCACTGGCTGCACTCGTTCCGGTGTTGCCGGGGCTGCTGAGAATCTTATCAGCAACGGCCCAGTAATCAACGGGGATATGCAAAGAAACTACAGAAGCACCAATCAGAATACCACGATCATCTTTGGTTTTCTGAGCAGTAGTTAGTGCAGTCTCAAGGGTTGCTTCTGACAGATCAGCCGCACCAAGAAGGTTTGACTGGAGACCATCAGAAATGGTTGGATGAGAAGCAGAGAAGAATGCAGCACCGTCACCAATGGTATCAGAGAAACCATTGTTGTAGATGTTTGCAGCTTTAACCTGCTTGGTGTTAGCCATCGCCCGTGCAAGACCTTTCGCACGAAGTTTGGCAAACGTATCATACAGGTTATCTTCCATTGCTTCTTCGGTGACAGCAAAGGCAAGAGCTATCGTCTCAGCCGTATAACGGGCTGAATAGCTTTCCTGTGCGTCATCATAAGAAACAGAAGCTCCTTCACCCTTAGTGGGTGCAGTACCGAAACCAGTGAAGAGTACTTCTTCTTCAAAGGCACGATCTGAGTTTTCTACTTCGAAAAGAGGTTCATGTTCATTATTTACCTCTCCATACTCCATTCCAAAAACAGCGTTTAGACCGGGAAGGAGTTCTTTGCTAATACTAGCTCTATTAATAGCCATAATAATTCCTTCCTATTAAGCTGTTGATGCCGTAGCGCCTACAAAGCGATCACGGTGATGGTTGAGCCATACTTCAACGATTGGATACGCATCCGAATCTTTCTCGTCTGGGTATTTAGCACGACCAATTACACGAACCGCAGCAGAAGATTCTACGCCTGAAGCTCCGTCAAGATAGTAACTGGACTGACCAGTCACTGTACTTCCCGAAGCAGCAGTAGAACTTACTGTTACATTGTAGTTGCGAACAATTGCCAACTCAGCCGCTGAAAGCGACAAAGATGCTTGGATGTAATACGTCTGATCTGGATCAGTGATTACAAAGAATTTAATATCCGTGGCACTCAAGCCCCCGTTCCAATAGCGGGAAAACTTCTGCTCTCCATTTTCTACATATTGACAGCCCATGAAAACCCCTGAAGGTTTCAGAGTTGCCGCAATGAAAGGCGAAATCGTTGCAAAGTTTGCACCCGGAAGAACTACCGGATCGCCTGTGAAAATGTTATTAGAGGGCGACTGAGCCTGACCCGTTGAGGTCAACGTAATCATGTCAGTCACGGCTTCGTTATTGTAGCCACCACTCTTTTTACGAGCAGGAATGAAACCACGAAATGCTTTAGTAGTAGACATTGTTTCATCTCCTTGTTATGAAGAAAGCTAGTTCTGAAAAGAAGGTCGCCTTCCTCGTGTTGTTACCGATTTACTTGTGTTAGAGATAGGCATACGAGAATCAGAGTTTTTCATAAGCTGGGCATTTACTGCATCCATCATATCATTTGCTTTGTTTTCATAATGCTTTCTCCGGGCATTTACCTTGCCAGCTGGCATTTTAGCCAATGCTAAGTCTCCACGACAGACTGTACCAAGGTAACGGCCTTCATCCCTCACGAAGGATGTAACAGCCATTTCGGGAACTTCATCAGGAGTTACGAAGACCCACCCTGCCTGTTGTTTCTTACCAACATTAGTGATGTCGTCTTGACCTTTTAACGATATACGCAGCCAACGAAGGGCCATACCTTCACTGTCATAACGTGCTTTTACTACCTCTGGGATAGTGAGGGCATCGGGTTCCTCATAGGTCCATTGATCTTCTCGTAGATTCTGTTCTCGTAGATTGTCACTACGTGTTTCATTTCGTGTTGTATCCATTTTATTCTCCACGCTACTATTTTATATCTGTATAGTCGCCATCAGCTTGATGTACTTTAAGCTTCTGGGCGGCATACGTTTCAAGAGGTATATTCCATTTTTGGGCAAGCCTTAAATCTTCTTGCGAAAGCTTAACCTTTTTCCTAGAACTCGGAGAAGAGCGAGAACTCCCCGACACCACTTGAGCAGGACTTGACGTAGTTTCCTGAACACGTTCTTTGTCTTCTTCAAACTTATGTGGAAAAGACGTTTTAATTCGGTTATCAATTTCTTGATAAAAATCATTATCACTTGGATCATATCCTTCACTCTTTAGCTCCGCATCAATAGCAAGTGCAGCCGCAGTCATCACATTATCTTTACCAAACCAATTATTATCTGATGCCCACTGTTCCGCTTTAGGATCAGACACTGCCTGTGGAACCTGCTGCTGTTGTGCCACTGGTTGTTCCACAGCTTGTTGTGCTTGTTGTGCATAACGTGCTTTAGCACTATTGACTGCTCTTAAATCACCTTGTGCTTCGTTTAACATTTCTTGAGCATTAAGGAGTTTTTCTTTTTCTCCTTCATCAAATGCTTCTAGGTAGACTTCTTTTGCTAATGCTATCTTATCTGTTAGCTGTTTCTCTGACATATCAAGAGTACGTTTACCCATACTCTGTACTTCATTCTCTTTACTAAATAACTTTTTATTTAATTCTTCATTCTGTATTTGTAAAGATACTACTTGTTCTTCACGTTCTTTTCTTTGTTTGACAAGTTGCCTAATTCTTTTTTCAGCACCAGCCGTTTCAATTCCTTCAAGTTCTTTAGGCTCTTCAACTTCGACTTCATCTTCTTTAACTTCTAGTTTAATATCTTCTTCAGCCTCTTGCTTAACTTCAGGCTCTTCAATCTCATACTCTACTTCACCTTGGGATACTTCAACAGTACTCCAATCATCGTTCTCAATCATTATATTCTCCGTTGCTTACGAGACAAACGTCTTACGTAATAATTTATTGTTATACTATTATACCATACTTATTGGCTTATCACAAATCAGTTAGAGCCTTTTCCTAAATTAAATGTAGGATCAAGATTCTTTGGATCACTTACTCGCATAATTACCTGATCATCAAACAATAGTAATAGTTTAACATTCTGATAGTATAGCTTTGTTCCTGCATGTTTACCGTAGCATACGTAGTCTCCTACCTTACACCAGTCTCCATTGGGAAACTTATCTACATCTTTGTAAGCCAAGTCTCCTAATGCGATTACCTTACCTACAGTTGTAAGATAACTCATATCATCCTTAGTGGAATCAGGAATAAAGATACCACCCTTTGTTTTATTCTTTACTGTCAAGGGCCTTACTAAAACATGAAAGCCCGGTAGTTCTGGAAGATCAGCTGGGTCACTTACTTCATCTTCAATATCAATCCATTCGTCATTCTTCATTGCATTACCCATTTGTACCTGTCTCATTTAATCCTCTTTATACATCCTTTTTTTAATAATTTCTGTTAGATTTGTTCTTGCCCACTCCAGACCTTGTACAGAACCTACAAGTTGTCTGTAGTGGGCAAAATCTTCAGCAACACCATTACTCAGTGATACTTTTAATCTTTCAATTTCTTCGTTAAATTCTTGCACAACTTCATCCCAAATTTCCATCTGGGTTACAGTGAAGCCTTCTTAGTGCTTTTCTTTGGGGCTGGAAATTCATAAGAAGATTTGTCCCATTCATTGAGAACACTTCGTGAACCACGTCCACCCCATACTTCAGCCTTGGGTGCATCACCAAAACCTTTTGCAGTATTCTTTACATGCTCCGAATACCCTTTACCTTTTGTCATCATTAGCTGTCTCCCTTTTTCATTTCTTCTATTGCTACACGTGATAGTGTATTAACTTTAGTATTCTCTGTATCTTTTTCGTCTTTCATTTTTTCAACTTCTATCTTAGCAAGATTATTCATTGCTGATAATTCTTTCTTTGCTTCTCTGTCTGCTTCAGCCTTCTCACGTTTAAAGTTATCAGTAGCACCAGACTCAAGCATATCAAGTATCTGTTCATTCTCTTTAAGATCAAGCTCTTTTGTTTTAAGTTCAAGTTCAGCGGCATTGATTGTTGTATCAGCTTGAAGCTTCTGTTGCTGTAGTTTAACCTTCTCCTGTTCAAGAGCAACAAGCTGTTGTTCTGGTGTTGGAACAGGTGGTTGTTGATTGGCTTGCATAACTTGTTGTGCAGCCTGTGCCATAGCCATCTCAACAATAGTAGACTGTCCCTGCTGTTCTGGCGGTACTTGTTGTAGCATCTGTGATGTAACACCATTCATTTGTTCTTGATACTTCAGTACAGAATGTTCTTGAATGTTAGACTCAAGTACAGGTTTGATACGAGCCATGATAGGGTTAGCACCGTTCATTGGGTCTTGAAGATACATTGTCTTAACCTGTATATGTGCATCATGGTTCTGAGATGGGAATGCTGCAATAGGCAGACCCTTTGTAACAGCCATGATATCCGAAACAGGATCAAGAGGTTGAGGTTCAATTTTTAGTGGAAGTATCTGTTCTAGGTTAGGCATATTGGCAGCACTAAGTATTGTTCTATTCAGTTCTTCAATGTTAAACATTCCCGGTGGGGATTGCTGTGCCATTTGCAGAGCCATATTAGCCAACATCATACGATGTGCATTGGATGGAATGTTAGGATCAGAGACAGGAATAATATCTACACGTCCATCAAAGTCAGCCTTGAAGATATCACGATCTTCAAATGGGACTTGGTATGGATACTTGTCAGGTAGATAATCATAATCTATCTGTGCAAGGATTCTAAATTCATCCTTCTGGGATTTATGTAATCTCTTATGGATTGCAGAGAAGAACTTACTTGAAGCTTCAAGCAATGCCATTGTAGTACCCACGGGTCCATAGGAAGCAGCATCAGAGATAACTTGCTCAGTGCTGTCCGCAAACTTCTGACCAGCATTAGCCACGAACTGAAGCATTTCTAAGAGCGTTCGGGAAGGCTCTTTATAAGGCAGGGGAATTATTGCCCTTGATAAATCAATACCAGTTGCTTCAACTTCCTTGAACTCGCCGGGGGCGATAGGATCGTTGTCACCAACCATCCGCACTCCTTTGGCCTTGAATCCACCCGGTAAATTAGCAAACTGTCCTGCATCTATTAGGGAGCGCATTGCAGCAGTTGCCGACATGGTGAGGTTACCGAGGAAATGGATAAGGCCCAACCCGTAGAAACCAAAGCCGGGAACAAACCTATAATGA